TGCACATTTTTACATAAAATAATAATAGCGATTAAAATATTTTTTTAAACTTATATGTACTTTTTTTAAAACGTTTGTATAATTTACACAAAAAGAATGTATACACTATTTTCCTATTGACATTTTTATAACAAAACTATAAAGTATATTTGTAAAAACATGATTATGGATTTACTATGCGTCTGGATTAATTACTTTTTTTGATGCTTTGACAGGCATATTTGGAACTTTGCATATTTTATAAACACACAACTTTTTTGACGGATGTGTGTTTATTTTTAGAAATAATAGTTAGCATGCCAAATATTTTGAATAGGTATTTTTTCCACGACGCTAAAGACGTAAAGATGTTTTTGAAAGGCAAATGAGCCTGCATGTTACATTATATTTTTTAAATAGGAGGATTCGTAGATGGAAGGCTTTAAATTATCAAAAAGACAGGAACTTGCAAAAGAATTATTCCACAGTTTCGCTGAAAACGAAATAAGAGATATCGCCAGAGACATGGACGAAACTGAAGAATATTCAATGGAGCTTGTTAAAAAAATGCAGAAATGCCATTTCTTTGGTATTCCTTATGCTAAAGAATACGGCGGAGCAGGTGCTGATGTCCTTACATACACACTTGCTATGGAAGAATTATCAAAAGTTGATGCTTCAACAGGAATAACTCTTTCAGTTCATACTTCACTTTGCTGCTCTTGTATTAACGAATACGGCACAGAAGAACAAAAACAGAAATACCTCAGACCTCTTGTTGACGGCAGCAAAATCGGCTGCTTTGCTTTAACTGAGCCTAATGCCGGCACAGATGCTTCAGGTGTTCAGAAACAGGCTGTTAAAGAAGGAGATCACTACATCCTTAACGGTACATCTATTTTTACAACAAACTCAGGCTTTGCTGATACTTTCATTGTTTTTGCTCTTACTGATAAATCAAAGGGACCTAAAGGTATGTCTGCATTTATCGTAGACAGAACTATGCCTGGCGTTTCTGTTGGATCAAACATCCCTCGTATGGGCATAAGAGCTGCTTCTAACTGCGAAGTTGCTTACGAAGATGTAATCTTACCTGCTGACAGACTTCTTGGACAGGAAAACAAAGGATATAAAATTGCCATGGGTGCTCTTGCCGGAGGACGTATCGGTATAGGTGCTCAGAGTGTTGGTATAGCACAGGGTGCTCTCAACGAAGCTATAAAATATGTTAAGGAAAGAAAACAGTTTGGTAAAGCTATAAGCAAATTCCAGAACACACAGTTTAAGATTGCTGAGATGCAGACAAAGATTGATGCTGCAAGACTTATGGTATGGAGAGCCGCAGACGCTAAAGACAATCACGAAAAATATGCTCCTCTTGCCGCAATGTGCAAATTATTCGCTTCAGATGTAGCCTGCGATGTTACACGTACTTGTGTTCAGTTATTCGGCGGTTACGGATACTCAAGAGAATATCCTGTTGAAAGAATGATGAGAGACGCTAAGATTACTGAAATCTATGAAGGTACTTCAGAAGCTATGAAAATGGTTATCGGCGGCTCAATGAGACTTTAATCGGTATGGATTTCAAATTCTTTTATATAAAATATCGGAAGGAGATCAAAAGATGAAAATCGTTGTATGTATTAAACAGGTTCCAGATACAGTAGATGTTAAAATAGATCCTAAAACAGGTAACCTTATAAGAGAAGGCCTCCCTGTTATAATCAACCCGGATGACAAGGTTGGTATTGAGGCTGCTCTTTCTATAAAAGAACAGATAGGTGGTACTGTTACTGTTATTTCTATGGGACCTCCTCAGGCAGATGTTGCTTTAAGAGAAGCTCTCGCTATGGGTTGTGATGAAGCTATTCTTGTTTCAGGCAGAGAATTTGGTGGTTCTGATACATATGCTACATCAGGCATTCTTGCCGCAGCTATCAAAAAGTTCGGTCACTTCGACCTCCTCATTACAGGCCGTCAGGCTATTGACGGAGATACTGCTCAGGTTGGACCTCAGCTCGGTGAAAAACTTCACATCCCTCAGGTTTCTTATGTTGAGGAAATTAAGGAAGTTGCCGAAGACCATCTTATCGTTAAGAGACAATTTGAGGATGGTTACCACATTATTAAAATTAAAACACCTTGCCTTCTTACCGCTATCGGCGAGCTTGCTAAACCAAGATACATGACTGTTGACGGTGTTATGGACGCTTATGACAAAGAAGTTAAGATTTATGGTTTTGATGACCTCAAAGACGACCTTGAGCTTGACATGATAGGTACAAAGGGTTCACCTACAAACGTTTACCAGTCATTCCCTAAACAGCTCAAAGCTCCTGGTACTGTTCTTAAGGACATGACGGACGATGAGTATGTAAACGCTATCATGACTAAACTTGAAGAAAAACACGTAATCTAATTTGTACGTTTGATTTATATTTTTAAGGAGGAGAACCCGACAATGAGTAAAGGAATTTTTATAATTGTTGAACAGAGAAACGGCAAAGTTCAGAACGTTGGTCTTGAACTTATCGGCGAAGCTACAAGATTAAAAGCAGACTTAGGCGATGATGTTTATGCTGTATTATTAGGCTACAACATGAAAGACGAAGTTGAAAAATTATATCATTACGGTGCCGACAAGGTTATTCTTGTTGACAATAAGTATCTTAAAGACTATGCTACTGAGCCTTACACAAAGGCTGTTGCTGAAGTTGTTAAAAAGTTTGATCCTGAAATCATGCTTTTCGGAGCTTCTTCAATCGGCCGTGACCTTGCACCTCGTGTTGCAAGCCGTGTTAAGACCGGCCTTGTTGCCGATACAACAGGCTTAAGAATGGCTAAAACTGAAGAAGAACTTTCTCAGGAAGCAGCTCATGGCTGCAAGACACCTGCAAGAGCACTTCTTATGACTCGTCCTGCTTTCGGCGGCAACCTTCTTGCTACACTTATGTGCCCAAGAACAAAACCTCAGATGGCTACAGTTCGTCCAGGCGTTATGAAAAAAATCGACAAGGACGAATCAAGAAAAGGCGAGCTTATTAAGCTTGATGTTGAATTTACACCTGATGATATGAACATAGAAATTCTTGAAGCTGTTAAAGCTGAAAAGAAAATGGTTGATATTACTGAAGCTAAGGTTCTTGTATCCGGCGGACGTGGTGTTGGCAAAGACGGATATGAAATGCTCAAAGCTTGTGCAGACCAGCTTGGCGGTGAGGTTTCTTCATCAAGAGCTTGTGTTGACGATGCTGCTTGCGAATGGGCTAAACCTGAAATGCAGGTTGGACAGACAGGCAAAACAGTAAGACCTGACCTCTATCTTGCATGCGGTATTTCCGGAGCTATTCAGCATGTTGCAGGTATGGAAAACTCAGACCTTGTTATATCTATCAACAAGAACGATACAGCAGCAATATTCAGCGTATCAGACCTTGGTGTTGTGGGCGATGTAAAGAAAATTCTTCCAAAGCTTACAGCTGCTCTTAAGAAATATAACGAAGCAAAAGCTAATGCTTAATTAGCTTAATCAATAAAAAGAGACCGCTTGGTACAATGATTAATTTCATTGTACCGCGGTCCTTTTTTATTGTTTGTTTTTAATATCGGTATTTTTTATATTTAGCTTTTTATATACGGTTAAAATCATGACGACAAAGCACAATGCGGCTCCTACAAAATTTGATATTGGCTCAGCCATGAATATACCATTTGTGCCAAAACCAATCTTCGGTAAGATATATATTAACGGTACAATCAATATCAATTTCCTGAATATTGAAAAGAATATTGCTCTTTTTGCAAAGCCTAAAGACGTGAAAACAGACTGACCGCAATATTGAAAGGCCATCATAAAAAAGCCTATAAAGTATATATGAAAAACACCTATTCCAACAGACAATAAATTGCTGTCTTTACTAAACAAACCGATAAAAAATCCGGGAAAAAGAAACATTATAAGCCACATTACTGAAGTATATAAAATCAAAACAAATGACATGAATTTTATTGCTATTTTTACACGCCCGTACTGCATTGCTCCATAGTTAAAACCCATTATAGGCTGAGCTGAACTGGATATACCGGAAACGGGCATTTGAACCACTTCTCTGACAGAATTTATTATTGTCATTACTCCCACATATACATCGCCGCCATACAGCTGAAGATTTGAGTTATATACAACCTGCACAATACTATTTGTTATTGACATAGTAAATCCTGCTGTACCAAGCAAAATTATTTTTTTTACTCTTGAAGCGCCTAAAAGCATACTTCTTTTTTTAATTTTAATAAACGCATTTTTCCCTGTAAGAAATTTTAATGTCCATACAGCAGAAATAAACTGAGATATTATTGTTGCAAAAGCAGCTCCTTCGACTCCCATGTCAAGTACAAATATAAACAAAGGATCAAGAACGATATTTACAACAGCTCCTATTGCTACTGTGCCCATACCGGTTTTTCCAAAGCCCTGTGCATTTATAAATGTATTTAACCCAAGAGAAAGCATTTGTGCAACAGTGCCACACAAATATACGGTTATATAGCTTTCAGCAAATGGATATGTGACTTCACTTCCGCCAAACATATACACCAATGGTTTTCTAAAAACATATCCGACAGACATTAGAGAAATACTAAAAAGAATCAAAAGAACAAAGCTATTTGACTGTATTTTTTCAGCCTCATCTATATTCCCTTTCCCTCTTTCTATTGAAAACAAAGCAGCTCCGCCCATTCCGATTAAATTTGAAAAAGCTATTATTACAGATATAAACGGAAGACAAACACCAAGACCTGTAAGAGCATTTGCCGATTGTACGCCCAAATGTCCTATATATATCCTATCTATTACATTATACAAAACATTTACAAGCTGTGCCAATGTCATTGGAATGGCAAGTTTTATTATATTTATTATTACTGAACCTTCTGAAAAATCATTTTTCTGCATTTTTTACTCCTTACATAACTTATTCATATATTGTAGCGCTGATAGCTCTAATTGTCACCTTATTTTTTTGAAATAAATTACATTTTTTACACGAAAATATTACAAAATTTCATTAATATATTTAATAACGTTATGTGCAGTTTTTGACGAAATATCACGAATTATAGCATATTTTGTTGACACGGTAATATGTGTATGATAATTTTATTTATATCAATAAGGAGGGGATAAAGTGAAAATTAAAAAATACAGTGAGTTCAGTAACCTTAAAATGCTTATGAAAAGAAGAAAATGTTCATATAAAAAACTTTCTGATGAAATCGGCATAAGCATTGATGCCATAAACAACAAATTAAATGGATATACGGCTCTGAACATTGATGAAGCAAAACGTATTAGTTGTATTTTGAAAATTCATCCTTCTGAATTTAACAGATATTTTACGGGCTTATGAAGGACATAATTATGAAAAACGACAACAAGGACTTGGATGATCCAATAATAATCCAAATGGAAAAATACGGTGTGCCACGGAATTCAAATACTATTCAAACATGGAGGGACGATGACGAGCTTTGGACGAAATCAGAAAAAGAGACATAAATCTATCACAGTATAACATATCACTTTATGCTTACAGAGAACTTGAATATTTTTGTCTGCAATACAGTGAGAAAAAAAGGGCCTTTAACAGGCTTTATTGTTTGAAAAAACATAATGAAAATTTAAAAGGGCTTAAAAACAAGAAAAAAATTAAAATGCTTGAAAGTGACATAAACATGATTGAAACGGCAGCCAAAAATGCTGACAGCCAGCTTTATTCATACATACTTAAAAACGTAACAGACGGCATTTCATATGAGTATATGGATGTTCCCTGCGGAAGACGCAGATTTTATGAACTGCGCAGACTTTTCTTTTTTAACCTTTACTGTATGAAATATAAAATGGGTAACCAAATACAAGTTTAAATTATTTAAGATATAACCAGAAATTCAAAAAAACAGAAATAATTCTGTTAAGGATTTTGGAGGTGATTAATGTAGGTACAGAGAAAAAAATAAACTCAAAGCAAAAAAAAACAGCTGAAATTCTTGTTGGAGATAGCTTTAACACAGACCTTACAAATATATGCGAAACAGCCGGGATAAGTTTAAATACATTATACCAATGGCTTGGAACAGAAGAATTTCGCAAATATCTTGACTGTCTTGTGGACAAAGTTACTATCGGAGAAGTTGCTTCTGTTTGGAAAAGTCTTTTAGAACAATGCATAAAAGGAAATGTTCAAGCAATAAAACTGTATTTTGAATTAAAGAACAAATACAAACAAGATACAAATGTTGCCGCCATGAATCTTGTTCAAATTCTGGACGACATTCCAAAGGACAAAAAAGATGGTTAAACTGAGTGAACTGATAGCGCCGGCGTTCTTTCAGGCACACAGCGACATATGCAACCAAAAATATACCCACTACTGGTTTAAAGGCGGCAGGGGTAGTTGCAAATCATCATTTATTTCAATTGAAATAATTCTGGGAATGATGACGGACCCCAATGCCAACGCTGTGGCACTGAGAAAAATTGGAAACAATTTAAAAGACAGCGTTTTTGAACAGCTTTTATGGGCCATTGACATGCTTGGTGTTTCAGATTATTGGGAAGAAAGGCAAACTCCGCCGAAGCTTTCTTTAAAAAATACCGGGCAGAAAATAATTTTCAGAGGTGCCGACAATCCAAGCAAAATCAAATCAACTAAATTTAAGAAGGGTTATGCAAAATTTATTTGGTTTGAGGAAGCAGATGAATTTTACGGAATGGAAGAAATAAGAAACATAAACCAATCTTTAATGAGAGGCGGAAACAATTTTGTTATTTTTTATTCCTACAATCCACCTAGAAGTATTTCAAGCTGGGTAAACACTGAATCAATCAAAAACAGACCTGACAAAAAAGTATATGAAAGCACTTATCTCGATGTTCCGGAAGATTGGCTTGGAAATCAGTTTTTTACAGAAGCTGAATATCTTAAAAATTCTGACTACGATAGCTACAAACACGAATATCTTGGAGTGCCTACAGGAAACGGAGGAGAGGTATTTAAAAACATTATTATAAGAAAAATAAGTGAAGATGAAATCAAAAGCTTTGAACATCTTTCAAGAGGACTTGACTGGGGATATGCAAACGACTCTTTGCATTATACGGTAAACAATTTTGACAGAAAAAAAAGGAGGCTTTTTATTTTTTACGAAATTCATGCAGTTGGGCTCTCTAACCGCAGTGCAGCAGAGCTTATTAAGGCCGAAAACAAAGATAACGGCGTCATAATTTGCGACAGCGCAGAGCCGAAAAGCATTGCCGAACTCAATTACGAAGGGCTAAATGCCATTGGAGCTAAAAAGGGAAAAGGCAGCATTGATTATGGAATCAAATGGCTTCAAGGAATGGATGAAATTATCATTGACAGCCAAAGATGTCCGTATACCGCCAAGGAATTTTTGGAGTATGAACTCGAAAAAGATGATTACGGCGGATTCAGAGCTTTTTATCCCGATAAAAACAATCATTCCATTGACGCTGTGAGATATTCAAGGCAATTCGACATGGATATGGTGAAAGTGAGGTAGAAATGTTTTTAACAGAAACTGACTTAATTAATGCGAAGATTACCGCCGACAGAAAAATAAACGAAAGCGACATACTGAAATACATCATAAACGAAGATGAAAACAGCGACAAAAAAAGAAAAATGATTGAAGGTGAGAGGTACTACACTTACGACCACGACATATGCAAAAATGATTTCAGGCAAAGCCGAATATCCGAAAGCGTGACTGATGATAACGGCGACGAAAGTGAAAAAATAACCAATTTTACAAATCCGAACAGAAGCAACCACCACAATGTGAATGCTTTTCACAGGATTCTTGTAGACCAAAAGGTTGGATACATAATAGGCAGAAAACCTGTCATAAGAGTAAATTTCGACAAAGAAAAAGACAGCGAATTTGAGAAAGCTGTAGACAAATTTACAAGCGAGGATTTTAACGAGGTTTTACAAAATCTTCTTACAGGTGCAAGCAACAAAGGTTACGAAGCACTGCATGTTTATTATGACAAAAACGGCAAACTTAAATTCTGCATTGTTCCGGCAGAGGAAATCATTCCAATATATGACAGCAGATTTGAAACTGACCTTGAACAGCTTATTAGATACTATGACACCATAGTTATAAGAAATGGGCACAAATATATAAGAAAACGTGTTGAATGGTGGACAAAAGGAAATGTCACATATTACATGGAAGATGACAACCACAATTTTATTTATGATGAAAGTGTGGACAAGAATCCATGTCCCCATTGGTGGAATGTTAGTCTTGAGGATGGATTTGAGAAAAAAAGAAGTGAAAACAACTGGAATAAAGTACCGTTTATTATTCTCAAAAACAACTCAAGAGCAACTACCGACCTTGAGGCTGTAAAAGGGCTTATTGATGCATATGACTTATTATCGAGTGAAGCAACAAACAATTTGCTTGATCTTGTTGAGCTTTACTGGGTAATACAGGGGTACGGCGGAGAAACGGCAGGAGCAATAGCGAAAAAGTTACAGATAAACAAAGCTGTAAATATTTCAGACAGCAGCGGAAATGTGGAGGCAAAACAGACCGACATCTCAATGGAAGGACGGCTAAACTACATGAAAATGCTGAGAAAAGACATTTTCCAGTTCGGCCAAGGTGTTGACACTGATGTTGACAGGCTCGGAAGCTCCACAAGTGGCGTTACACTTAAATTCCAATACACACTGCTGGAGCTAAAAGCCGCCGGCGTAAGTGTTCAGCTTAAAAAATGCATAAACGAGCTTTTATGGTACATGATTGAAGACTACAACCGAAAGCACAAAACTAATTACAGCACCGACATGATAAACGTTTGTCTTAGAAGAAACGCTATCACGAACGATTATGAAACAGTACAGATGATACAGATGTCGGAAGGACTTATAAGCGACGAAACACTTATAAGCAATCATCCTTTTGTTGATGAGATAAGCAAAGAAAAATAATTTACGGGCGGGCAGAGGCGGGATGAAAGGAGATATTTTATGCAACAGCTTTCAGACATACTAAACAGTGATTTGGACAATGAAGAAAAACTAAAAGAAATTGAAAACTTTATTGAGCAAAATTTCATTGAAAAAAGTGTTTCTGATGAAAACAAAAGTCAGACAGAAGAGAAATACTTGGCTGAAATTCAGAAGCTAAAAGATGATTTTGAAAATGAGAAAAAGCAGTCGTTAATTGACAATGAAATCCAAAAAAGCGGAGGTAAAAATATCAAAGCCATAAGAGCTCTTATTGAAGAAGGCGATATTTTTAACGACGAAAACGGAAATCTATGTGTCGACCTTTCAAGAATTATGAAAAGCGACCCGTATCTTTTTACTCAAAAAAGTGAAAATCTGGTGGGAACCGGAGTATCCAGAGGTAATCTATCAAAACGTAAAAAGTCTTTTATGGACTATGCAAGAAAAGGTGCCGGACTTAAATAAAAGGGGGATTTTAAATGGCAAACAGTATCGATTATGCATCAAAATTTTTACCTGTAGTTGACGAAATATACAAAGCGGAATCTGTGACGGAAAATCTTGATTCAAACTCTATGACCGATTTTACAGGCGCAAACGAAATAAAAATATTAAAAGTATCAACGACTGGCCTTGGCAATTATTCGAGAACAAACGGATACCCGAAAGGCGATGTGACTGCAACATGGGAAACTTTAAAGCTTTCTCAGGAAAGAGGCAAAGAAATCTCTGTTGACAGAATGGACGACGAGGAAACATTAGGAATGGTTTTCGGAAAAGTTACCGGAAACTTTATGAGAGAATGGGTTGTACCTGAGCTTGACGCCTACAGATTTGCAAAATACGCTTCATCTAACGGAATCGGTACAGATGCGGCCACAATTACGAAAGACAACATTCTTACAAAAATTGACGACGCTTCAATGCAGATGGACGACGCCGAAGTGCCTCAGGAAGGACGCATGCTTTTTGTAAGCAGCGAGTTAAAGCCTGCTTTTAACAGTGCTTTATCACGTCAATGGACAAATGAAAACGAAGCCAACACTGTCGTTACAAAATACAACAACATGAGTGTTTTTTATGTTCCTAAAACGAGATTTTACACTGGTATTACTCTTAACGACGGTGCCGACAGTTGGGGATATGCAAAAGCCGACGCTGCTGTAGGCATTAACTTTATGATGATATATCCGGAAAGCGTTGTCCAGGCAAAAAAATTTGCCATGCCTAAAGTATTCTCGCCTGACGAAAACCAGAAGCTTGACGCTTGGCTTTTCCAGTTCAGACTTTATCATGACGCATTTGTTTACGAAAACAGGGCAAAAGGCATCTTTATGAGCAAAAAGGAATCATGAAAGACTGGTGATTTTGTTTGAACACACTCGAAAAAGCAAACTTGATTTATGGGAAAAGCACTGATAATGAACGCCTTGATTTTGCCGTAAAGCGAGCCAATGAAATAATCTGCGGTTACTGCAACATAAATGAAATCACGGACGATTCCCTTGACGACATATGTGCCGAAATTGCGGCGGACATTTACAGCAGAGAATGCGACGGAGAAAAACTTAAAAGCATTTCGGAAGGCGATGTATCTATGACCTTTTTAGAGGATGTGGGATACAGCTATATAAACAACTACAAAGCAAAGCTTGAAAAATTCAGGAGGTTAAAATGGAATTAAAACAGGCAAAACTGCTTTTTAATGACAAATGTGACGTATACAGATGTACTGAGGAAAAAAGCGGAGCTGTTACAAAAAACACATACAGTCTTAAATATGATTCTGTAAATTGCAAGCTGAGTTTTTTAAAAAGTGGTTTTGACAGTGAAACCAATACTATAAGCACAAAGAACCAAAGTGTACGGCTTTTTCTTGAAAGTGAGCCCCAAATTGAAAGCGGTGACGTAATTATTGTTTACCACATGGGTACAACAGTAAAATATAAGGCGGCCTCAGAAGGAAAGCATTACATAACGCATCAGGAAACAGAGCTTGATATTTTTGATGAAAATCCTTAACAAGGAATGATTAGAATGGAAGAAAAAATTAAAAATGCCATTGAAACGGCTTTAAACAACTGTTTCGGAGATGAATTCAGAATATATGACGAGAAAGTTTCTCAGGGATTACAAAAACCATGCTTCTTTATAAGAACAATTAAATCTGAAATTCAGTCTATGATTATGAACAGAGGAATTTTAGACGTGGTTTTTGAAATTGAAGGCTACAGCAAAAGCGGTTTATATGAGGAACTTACAGATATGCTTGAGAAAATATTTGAAGCCATTAAAATTGTTCAAAACGATAATGAGAAATACTTTGCTTTCAGGCGTGAAGCATCATGCGAAAAAGATAAGGTCATTATTGAGGCGGAATACAGAGTAAGCATATATATTACTGAGGACAGCTCGGAACTTATGGAAAAACTTGAAATGAATGAATAAGAGAGGTGTAAATTATGGCTTTAGGAGGAGGTACTTTCCTTACTCAAAATAAGGTACTGCCGGGTACATACATAAATTTTGTCAGTGCGTCAAACGCAAGTGCCAGCATAAGTGACAGGGGTTATGCGGCTGTGGCCTGCGACCTTAAATGGGGAACGGAAGGTGAAATTTTTGAGGTAACAGCCCAAGAATTTTTATCTGACAGCTTCGATATTTTCGGATTCGATTACAGTTCCGACGAGCTTAAAGGAATAAAAGATATTTTTACAAACGCAAACACGGTTTATTTTTACAGACTTAACGGCGGAGACAAGGCAACATGTTCTATTGCTAAGGCAAGATGCGGCGGCACAAGAGGAAATGACATAAAGATTACTGTTGAAAGCAACGATGACGGGTTTACGGTTAAAACATTGGTGGATGAGACTGAAGTTGATTCTCAAACCGTTACGTCTGCGGACAAGCTTGAAGACAATAATTTTGTTACATTTATAAAAGATTCAACACTTACGGCTTCAGCCGGAATTTCTCTTTCTGGCGGAACAGATACCGAAAGCACAGCAGCCGACCAACAGAAGTTTTTAAGTTTATCGGAAAGCTACAGCTTCAATATTTTAGCTTGCATAAGTGACGACAATGCCATAAAGAAACTTTACGGTGATTTTACCAAGACAATGCGCGAAGACTATGGTATTAAATTTCAAACGGTTATACACAATTACAGCGGTGATAATGAAGGTATTATTAATGTAGGAACTGATTCAAAAGAAAATGAAAAATACGGCCTTGTTTGGTGGGTCAGCGGAGCTGAATGTGCCTGCAACATAAACGAAAGTTTAACAAACAAAACTTATGACGGGGAATATACACCGGATGTTGACTTTACTCAAAGTGAGCTTGTAAAAGCAATAAATGCAGGGAAATTTATGCTGCACAGAAACGGAAACGACATTAAAGTATTAGAGGACATAAACTCATTTACCGAGTTTTCAGACACAAAAAGCAGCGATTTTTCAGACAACCAGATAATAAGACTTTTAGACTCAACAGGAAACGACATTGCCGTTATGTTTAACAATCACTATCTTGGGAAAGTTCAAAACAACAAGTCAGGAAGAACTGCTTTTTGGAACGACATTGTTTCTTACAACAGACAGCTTCAGGACCTTGGCGCTATTGAGGATTTCAAAGCGGAAGACGTTACAGTCGAAATCGGAGATGACAAGAAAACAGTTGTTGTTAAAAACTCCATTACTCCCGTATGTGCTATGAGCAAGCTTTATATGACGGTTGTTGTGGAGTAAAAAAGGGGGAAAACAAATGGCGCAGGTAATGAATGCGAAAGACACTATAATTGCTTCTATGGCTGAATGTTATGTTACAATCGACAATCACAGATACAACTTCATGCAGGCAATCAACCTTGAGGCAAAAATGGAAAAGACTAAAGTAGAAGTGCCTATTTTAGGAAAAACCGGAAAAGGAAACAAATCAACAGGCTGGAAGGGAACAGGTACAGCAAAATTTCACTACAACAGCAGCGTTTTCAGAAAACTTTTATATGAGTTTAAGGAAAACGGAGAAGACATGTATTTTGACATACAAATCTCTAACGAGGACCCTACAAGCAGTGTTGGCAGGCAGACAATTATACTTAAAGACTGCAACTTAAACGGCGGCGTACTGGCGAAGTTTGATGCTTCGGCTGTATATCTTGAGGAAGAATACGACTTTACTTTTGAGGATTGGGAAATGCCTGATAAATTTAAAGAACTTGGATAAAATTTTTATCCCGCAGCAGTGATTTTTATTACTGCTGTGGGATTACATTATAGGAGGTAAAAATGGATCTTGATATTTTTCTAAGCCAAAACAAAATTAAAAAAGAAAATGTGAAATATGCGGCAAGCCAAAGCTTTCAGTTAGACGAAAAACCTGTTTTATGGGAAATAAGGGCTCTAAGCGGCGACGAAGAAGAAAAAATTAGAGTTCTTTGTATTATGGAACAAAACGGCAAAAAGGTATTTGACAATGCCCGCTACTTAGGGAAAATTGCGGCTGCCTCTACTGTTTATCCGGATTTATTTAACGAAAAACTCCAAGACAGTTACGGGGTTTGGGGTGAAGACGAATTGCTTAAAAAAATGCTTACAGCCGGAGAATACATAGAATACATAAAAAAAGTTCAGGAAGTAAATGGATTTTCAAAATCTATGAATGAGCTTAAAGACGAAGCAAAAAAATGATAAAGGAAGGTTTGTTTGACACTGTTGTGGCATACAAAGCCTTCCTTAAAGCCGGATTGCTTCCCTCGCATTACATAAAACTTTCAAAGGAAGAGCGCGCATTTATTGCGGCTTGCATTGAAATTGAAACCGAGAAAAAAAGAAGGTGAAAAAATGTATTTGGTTTACATAGGCAATATTCTTCTGCCTGTAGCTCCTGAAAAAATATCTATTAATTACAAAGGGCAAAATGACACAATAAAGCTTATAAATATGGAGGAATTAAGCCGCATAAGAACTCCGGGGCTTACGGAATATGAATTTGATGCTATACTTCCGGGGGGAAAAGTGCCTTATGCGCAATATCTTACTACTTTTAAAGAACCATATACTTATATAAAGGAACTTAAAGAAATATTTTACGGCGGCAAAACTGTACTGTTTAAAATAATCAGAAAAGACTTGCCTTACCAAAGAGTCGGTTTTACAACCAAGGAAACAGTTACAATTGAAAGAATAGGGATTGTAGAAGCGGCAAATGATGGCCTCGATGTGAGAATCAGCCTTAAATTAAAGCAATACAAAGCTGCTAAAAGCACAAAAACCGGAAATATTTATGCTCAAAGCTCATATGTCAGAACAAGCTCTCACGAAACACCCTTACTGTACACAGTTAAACCCGGCGACAATTTATGGAGTATTTGCAAAAGAGAATTAAACAATGCTCAAAAATACCCTGAAATTGCAAAGTTAAACGGTATAAAAGACCCAAGCAAAATTTATCCGGGGCAGGTGATTAAGCTTGAATAATGCAAAAATAGAAATAGACCATGACAATACTACATTTACTGCTGTGGCAGAGGGAAGCATAAAAATATCTCAAAGCAGAAGCCTTATGCCTTCAAAAGCTATTTTTAATGTGCTTAAAGATGATAAGCTGGATTTTACAGAAGGCGACAAGGTTAGGATTTACATTGATGACAATGGACTATTTTCCGGCAGGATATTTTCAAAAAGCCGTGACAAGGAAAAATTAATTTCTGTTACTGCATACGACCAGCTTAGGTATTTAAAAAACAAAGGCACATATTTTTTTACAGGCAAAAATGTTTCGGGAATAATTAAGACAATAGCCGGTGACATGAATCTTACAGTCGGAGAAATTGAAAATTCACCTTATACGGTATCAGACTTGATTTGTGACGACAAAACATTATTCGACATAATTCAGGGTGCAATTGACGAAACTTACGAAAACACAGGTACTCTTTTTATACTTACCGATGATTTTGGCAAGATTTCTTTAAAAAACTGCAAAAATATGGCTGTGGATTATTCCGTTTTGGACAGCACTGCGGAAAATTTCAGCTACAGTTCTTCAATTGACAACGGAGTATTTAACTGCATTGAGCTTACAAAAAAAGACCGAAAAAACGGTGACAAGGAGTATTTTAAAAAAGATGAAAACCTTCAGTCAAGGTGGGGAGTTTTAAAATATTCAGGCAGTGTATCGGATGACGAGGACGGAAACTTGAAGGCTGAAAAATTATTAAAACTTTACGGGCAAAAAAAACGCAGCCTTTCAATAAATGGAGCTTTTGGGAACACCTACGTAAGAGCAGGAAGCCTTATATATGTAAAAATGGAAAACGAAACCGATATTGAAATAGACAGCAAAATGCTGTGCGAGGAAGTTGAGCATATATTTAATAACGGTATTTACACAATGAACATTGTTTTAAGAGGAGGTCTTATAAATGACTGATTTTAATGATTTTTATACTTTGGACGACCTCATGAAAAGCATAGAATATATTGAAAACTTGGCTGTTAAAGATAATGATTTTGTTTTAAACGAAAATAACGAGAATAAAAACGATATTTTTGGTTTTCCGATTGTTGAAAACAATGAAAATGAAAAAAATAACGACGACGGAAACTTAAAAGAAGAAAATCCTAAAAACGTTTCATCTGTTTTCGATGCGTTTTATACGAATACAAACAAATTTTTATCTGAGATAAGTTCAAACGTTCTCACAAACAAAATTTTATCTGAAACAAGTTCAGATATTTTGACAAACAAGTTTTTATCTGAAATGAGTTCAAGCTTTTTAACAAATAGTTTTAATTATGAAGGCAGCAATTTCTCAAATAATGATTCTGTTCTAAACTTAAATAAAAGCAAAAATACTGATTACGAATATACAAACTTCTTAGACTCGACAGAAGAATTTGAGAAAAATTTAAACAATGACGAAAGTTTTTCGGAAAATTCAAATATAAAAAAATACGCGCAGCATAACGAATATTTCGGCGACAATTTTTACAATAAAAACACAACCGACGATTTAAGAAGCCAAGACAAAAACATAAACATTGTTTTGAATAACTATTCAAACATATACAATAAATCAGACGAGGACAACATGATAAATTGTCTTGCCGAAAAAATAGCCGAATATGTTGCATACGGCGGCGAAGGTACACACATATAAAAGGGAAGTGATTTATTGGACAAATTAATAAATGCTCTAAAACAGCTTTCAGTCTCCGCAAACGAGGCATCGGATCCGGTTAAAATAATTTTTGGCACAGTTGAAGAAGAGAAGCCTCTTATCATACGTTCTCAGCAGAAAATGAGCATTAATGAAAAACACCTTTTACTAACTGGTGCCGTAATGGATACACAGCGGGAAATGGACTTCGATATTTATACCGAAAATACAAATTCATACACAAATCACAACCACAAAATACTGGGTAAAAAGAAAATTACCATATGCAACCATCTAAAAAAAGGCGAAAAAGTTATAATGCTTAGAGTTCAGGGCGGACAGAGATTTATTGTTCTTGAAAGGGTGG